AGCAGCACGCTGGGACAAATCTGTAAACAGAAATTTAAACAAATTCAATCAAAATGGAGAGATTTTTTGATAGAGAAGGTAGGGCAGATAGAACACGTAGATTTAGAGGCCCTAGAAGAGGATCAGAAGTAGATTTACAAGCTACAAGTCAAATTGAAGTTTCTATTAAGCTAATTAGAGAGCAATTAGATGAAAATTGGAGATCCTTACCACATACAAAGGCATTAAATTGTTATTTAAACGCTAGAAGCCTTCGACATGACTTATGGCTTGACTTCCTCAAAGATAATAGAAGTAGAAATGAATTTACCTTTACAGATACCAGAGTTCTAGATTTTGTTAATAAACTTAAAACTGATAGAATAGTAATCTCCAATATAGAAGTACCATCAGATATAGCTTATAAGACTCCAGATATGTTAATATATAATAGTTATAATAAATGTGTTATTTTAGGTGATATAAGCGTTTCCAGTTCTGTAGTTTTAGCAGAGCAAAGAAAGTATGAAAAATATCTTAAAGTTAAGAATTTTTTAATTGAAATAGGTATGAGAGTTCAACATGTTAATTTTATAGTAGATGAGGATTTGCATAATATAGATAGGTTAGTAAATATGTTTTATAATTATGGCATAATTAGCATTAATCAACAATCTCTTTTAAAAACTAGAACATATCATTTAACATGTAACAAGCTAATGTCAGATGCAAAAAATCATTGTGATGATAAAATTAAGTTTAATGAGATTCTAGCTTTAACAGATCGCAGTTATGAATATGAGGGATTAAATATAGATTATGAACCAAGTCTTAATTTAAAATATGAAAAAGCCATTAGAACAGAGGATGAGATTGTAAATATGATTAAGAATGAATGTGACAATTTATGTGATAAGTATTTTGACAATGGATTTGAAGATGCTAAAATCAAGTTTAATGAATTAATTGAATCATTCAAAAATAGAGAACATATGAAGCCTAAAGCTACTTTAAAAGTTATTCATAATAGTCGTGATTTAGAAGAATTTAGTGGCCACAAGTTAATTAGGAGTTATCTAATGGATATAGCATATGCTGATGAAGAAATGATATCAAACTATGTTTTAAACTTATTACCTAATAGTGAACAGTTAGCAGATATGGAGACTAAGTTTAATGATAATGTAATAATTGATAAAGAAGAATTAAAAAGAATGAAAGTTTATGGAAAGTGGCAATATAACATTATAGTTAAATATCATGGTAACCTGTTGACATTAGATACTAAAGAAAAATTAACTAGAGGAAAAAGGAACCCAAATGAAAAGAAAGAACCTAAAACAATTGATCCTGACAATTATGACAATATATTTGCTGAATTAAATATGTATATAGAACAATTAGGCAGTATATCTAATAAAATGCCATTTCTAAGTGATGAATGGGATGCTATGACAAATAATGAAATGGACCAAACACAAGATGAAAAAGAAATATATAACTATGTTAGAAGAACACAAGGGCCACAATTAGGCCAATCACTGTCTATGTTATATCAAAGATTAACTCATCTTAAAACTAATTTGAGTATGAAAGATAATATATTTGTTCCACCCAATGGCTCTTTTATCTGCATAATTCCAAAAGAACATCAACCATTTACTGGTTCAAAGGCAGATGTTCCACTTATTTTTATAACTAGAGTGTTAAAACAGAATAATAATAAGATATTTGAACATGAATTTACATTTAGCACTAATAACTATATATATTATGTAAGTAAATTATGTAGGTTGTCATTAGATAAAATAGCACATTGGGATCAAAGCGGATATAAAATAGTAGCCTGCAGCACATATTTGATATCTACCTGCCCAGTTTTACATAACATAATGAATAAAGTAATTGGAGTTATTAGTATTTTAAGCTTAGATTTACATCAAAAAACATCAGAGTTACTAGATTTGCTTAAATATGTTTCTTTTATGCCATTTGCAGATATATCTAGAGTAAGTAAATTAATAACAGATAAGTTTGATTTAATGTTGAAGACACCTTTAGATGTTTGGGTTTTATTAACTATACAATCATTTATGATTAGATTATCTGAACCTGGCAATGTATCAGGACTTAAACCTAAATTAAAAGTATTTAATGGTATAGTATTACATGACTCTTTAGGCATGGAGATCAAAATACCTAGTTTATTAAATATAGAAGGGAAACATAGTAAGATACAACACTTCATAGAAGAAATATCTATGATAAATATAATTAGAGGTAAGCAATTTTATGGTAGTCAATTTATGGACAAGTCAATAACATTGACAGCAAAGTGGAATGATGAATTTGTAGAAGAGCAAGAAAAGTATCAAGGTTGGACTGAAGGACATTCTAACACTGTTTTCCCATTTGATGCTAAGTTCTGTTTCTCTAAGGATGCTATCATTTATGCTATGGAGTATTTCAATACAAATTATCCGATTAACAAAAATGTAATTTTAAATAAACTTTCTAAAATAGAGTATAATGTATTTCCACATTATTTATGTTCTCTTAGAGGTTGTACAAAAGAGAAGGAATTTAGGAAAAATAATAGTGATCTACATACTACATCTTTAGATGCTTGCCTAGATTATTACATGGCAACTGGATATGATAACAAAATAGCTAATACTGTAGTTATGTCTAAAACTTTTCACAATGAAGAATATGTAGCACAGTATTCTATGTCAGAAAAGGAACAAAGAGGAGGAGGTAGACCCATTGCCACTCCTACTTTATTAACAAAAATGGGTAATGTAATGATTGAAAAACCAGAACAAGCTATAGGTACATATACAAGGAACAATATATTAGTTGCAGGGAAACATAAATTAAAAACACAAAGTGAGACATATAAAGAACTTATAGAAGAAGGGTATGCTAGGGGTTTGAAACAAGTTTATCAATGTACTGAAGATCAATCTAAATTTTCTGAAAATGATAACACTAGAAAATATTATACATATATTAGAAATAATCCTTTATTACCAGAAGCAGTCCGAGAATTACAAATTAAATCAATGTACAAAATGATAGGAAGAGAACATTTAGTTAAACGTCTACCTACACAAGTTAAGAATGATCATGATTTAATAAAATATGTAAATAGTGACAGTAATGGTGTTATTGCAATAATAGGGTGGCCTCAAGGAATGTTGAATAATATTTCTACTAGTATACATAGTATAGCTGATTACTGGATAACTTATGTATTTAATAAAGCATATGGAACCAACATTATCACTAAGGGATTAGTACATTCAGATGATTCATGGTATGCTATTGCTTGTAATGATAAAGAAACTTTCATAAGGTTTGCTGTATTTAGAGCATTAGCAAAGAAATTATTCTGCCTTAAATTAAATGATAAAAAGTTATGGGGTAGTAAAATGCTTGGGGAATTAGTATCTAACTTTAATATAAATGGTGAAGTTTTAGTTCCAGTTGCTAAAGTAATAGCAAATGGATTTGGAAATCTTTTATACCAAAATTGGGTAATAGATGTTCACACTCAAATTTCTACTATTCAACAAGTCTATAGAAACGGCTGTAATATTGGATGCTTAGTCATGCTAGCTACAGTTTTGAGACAACAAATAATAAGTGCATATAATTTACATTTAAAACCAAACCCTATGTTATATACATTACCTATAGAGATGGGTGGATATCCAAAATGTTCTGCTTTTGAATTAGGTGTAGCAGGAGTTAATAGTCATTATAAACAAATATTTGATTATGTAAATAAAAATCCTAGATCTAAGTTAGCTATAATAGTATTAAGGACTATGAATTTATCCATGCAATATAATATAGCTAGAGAAGAAAGTGATGTATTATATCATATAGATATTAAAAGTAAAACTAATCTTAGCCATTTATATGAATCTACCACTGTATTGGAGCAGGGTGCATATGAGAGTATAGTTGTACCTAAGCGTGGTGAAGTGTTTTCATGTATAAAGCATATTATGCCCAAGAGCAAAAAAATATCATTAACTGTTAAGAAAATTCAAAACTTACCTTTTGAGACTGACAATTTAGAATTATTAGTCACTAGACCTAAAGACTTGGGTGTTGCATTAGGTCACTTAAAATCACAAATGTCTACAATACTCTTTAGTCTAGCTAGTGAAAAATATACTGGTTCCAAGAAAAGGTTAGCAATTAACCAATCAATACAAGCCACAGGGAAGACAGTACAGATTGCGGGATTAAGACCAATGACTCTTAAAGAGATGACTGAAACCATTTTAATGATGGATGGAGTACCATTAGCTAGTATAGATAATCTTAAAATATCATTTGAAGATGACACTAATATAGTTGGGATATGTAGTGATATAGTTTATCATTCTGATATATCATTAAAGAACTTTGACAAACGTAAATGTATAAACAGAATGCCAGATTTTGAAGATAAGTATAGAACTATATGCCCATTAAGAAATGTTTTATTACATATAATAGATAGAGTTAGGAAAACCAACTTTAGAGATGAGTTCACTGGCAGTAGTGACCCAATAGAATTAATTGATCAAGATGCAGACTTAGTGTTGAAGCGTTTCAGTACCTATTTTGCTTATTATAGTGTAGAATATGCATGCAATTTAATTATGCAACAGTATTTTAGCAGAATTCAACCTAGATTATGGACACAATGTAAAATAAGGAATGATGACTTAACTAACTTCCTATCTGATTTATATGGATGTAGTTTAAATAACACTGCTAACTTTAACATTAATATAGATGTAACTATTACTCCAATTGGGCATGATGATAACAATTTAATTAGCTCAATGTATACTGTAGAAGTATTAAATACTTTATATCAAGGTCAATTCAAAATGGATTTTATAGGTAATAAGACTGTAAACAAAACTTTAGAGTTAATTGATTATGCTAATTTATCTCAATCTAATTATTTAAAGTTTGGTATTTTAAAATATATTTATGATTATAATATGAGATATTTAGTTGATTATGATAATAAAAAGGTGTACTCACAATATTATTTGAAAGCACAAAAAGTGAAGGATGGTACTTATAAAGGTGATTTCAAGGTATATATTAAGTATGGTAACTTAGTAATGATAGTCGAAGGTGAACCTGAGGATTTGTTGATAACTGTTAACAACAATAACATTCAAGATATAACTATGGCAATGTTTATATATGTAAATAGAGATCATGTGGATTATGCATATAATTACTATGGTTCATGGAATTTAAACAAATTTTGGGCATCTAAAATATATCAAACTGAACTAAAATTAATGTGTTATGGTCAGAATATGACAGTTATTAAGAAAGGTGCACCTGGAGAGGGTGTTAGTATTATTATTAATAAGAATATTAAATATCCTATAAGAGAACCTGTTGATATACCTGATAGATTTGAATTTGATAATGGGTTGCGAGTAGTTTATAAAATATATAAGAACACTAGAATAAGGGTTGATAATGTTAAACAAAATATGAACTGTCCTTACAAAGATAAAATTACACTACAAACTGAATACATTGATGGGTTTAGTAATAATGAGTTATTAAAAACGGGTGTTATTTTAAATATTACTATGAGAAGATCATTTTCTGTAGCTCAAACATCTATTTCAAGATTGTTAGATAATAGAGTTCCTGCCACTAACATGAAACCTGTATTGGCCAGTTATTTAAGATTTGCAAAAGTCATAAATAAAGAAATATTAGATGATATACCTGAGACATTAAGTGGAGTAGAGACAGTAATAGAAGCAATCGGAGGAATGGATCCAGAAAGTTATATGGAAGAACATGAAAAAACCAGTCCAGAAGACTTGACAGGTGATGAAGTGGGTATTATATTTTCTGAGTCTGAGCGTGCTGGTGCATTGACTATACATGGAAGTTTCACTAGGCTATTTTGTAAGTATGCACTGAGTCCATTTTTATCACAAGAGATAGAGGATTTCATGTTGATTTTATTTAAAAATAAAAAATTTATTGAAATGATTAAAGATGTTGGTAATCAAATAAATAATGAAGAATTAGATATTGACATGTTCATTGAAATGGGTGAAGACATGGAATTTAATAAAAGGTTGTATTTATTTATAGTTAGTAATGAATTAGATAATGATAAATATATTAATAGAACATTTATTAGGAAATCCTTATCTGATACTAATAGAATTATCAGTTCTCCAGCTATTATTAATTGGGTAGATTTATATGTCAAAATCTTAAACCAAGCTCTAGAAGATGAAGGAGAGGATGACTTCCAAGATATCATAAATTTATTAGATTAGTAAAATATAATTAATTAATTGTATATTTGATTTTAACTGTAACCTTTAATTTTGACTATTTCACTATCTGATATATTCCAATATTGTATTATATGCTTAGTATAAGTGTAGTAGTATTTAGTCCCAGCTTGCTGCT